AAATAATGATTGATAGGTATGAAAAGCTCAAACCAGAAGGAAAACATCTTGGTATAGAAGCTCTCGTTCTTAATGACTTTAAAAATACAGCTACTCAATTAACAAACTTAAAAACAGAAATTGCCAATTTAGAGACAGAAGCTAAAAATAGTAATGATCCTGATAAAAACAAAGGACAGATTGAAATTAAAAAAGAATCTTTAAAAGAACATTCTAATAAAATAAATAATATCCTAGAAGGTAATTATGGAATGGAATATTTCAATCAACTTTCAGTTGCTTTAAATGATACTATCTCATCTAAATATGGCTCTTTTGATAGAAATACATATACTAAAGCTCAATATGGAAAATCTTACGAAGACTTACCTGATAAAGGATTAGTAAGTAAAGAATCTGTTAATAAAGAATGACTTGAGTTTATAGATTCAGTTGATATTCCAAGTAAATTAAAAACTGCTACACAAGCGTTTTTAGAACATGAAAAACTTATTAATCCAATTGTAGGACAATATAGAGATACTGGATATTCTAAAGAAAGAGAGAAAGTATATAAAAATCTGATTAATTTAACTAATACAGCTAAACTATTTGGTAAAGCAGAGGATGGAAGTCAAAAAGATACTATCTTTAGAGATTTTATTAGTATAATGAATGAATTAGAGTCTTTAGGTGTTACTAAATTTGGACCATGAGATTCATTATTTACTAATGTTTTTGAAGAGTTTGAACAAAATGGATTATTAAGACAAATTAGCTATGCTACTGATTCAGAAGGAAATTATATCTTAGATGAACAAGGTAGGTATGTTAAAGAAGTAAAACAAGCGTCTCCAGAATATTTAAAGGAAACAATTCAATTTACTGAAGACTCTTCTGGAACTAAAAGAGATAAGTATAAAGCAATGATTGAAAGTATAATAGACCTTTACCCAGCTGAAGCTTTTAATACTGTATCAATGATTGGCACTTATAACAGTATTTCTGATATAAAAAATACAGACATATTAAATCAAATTCAGAAGATTCAAGAAAAACAAAATAAAACAGAAGAAGATTTTAAAGCTATTGCAGATTTACAAGAGCAATTAATCACTGTTCAAATAGGCACAATAGAAGAGTTAGATACTGTTAAAAATCTAAGAGCTTCTGCTAGAGATGCTGGAATAGTAGCTTTTGAAAAATATTTTCCAGGTATATTTTCAACAAATGAAACTCAAGATGAAAAAATAAGAAAAGCTCAAGAAGAGTTGCTCAAGTTTGAATTAGCTAAACAAAACTCTAAAGCTTATGAAAAAACTTTTTCAGAAACAGTAAAAGAGTTAACTGGTAAAGAAAATTTTGAAGATTTAACTAGGCAAGATTTAGTTACAGTTTTTAATCATCTAATCTCTTTTGGAATCACTCTTAAAACTTCTAACGATTTAAATAACGTTGAGGAAACTTCAGAGTTGTTAGATACTTTAATTAATACTTCTTCAGAATTAACTCAAACTGACTTAGACTCTTTAAAAATTTTATATGAAGCTGCCCAAGAAGATATAGCTCATGGATTATATATTTTAAACAATTCTGATTATAAAAATGCTAAGTCTACTATAGATTCAGTAAATAGTAAATTAAATTCGGACTTAAAAGAAGCTACTCCAGAAATTTTAAAGTTAAGAAATGTTGCTTTCGATGCTCTAATAAATGCTTTAGATTCTGGTATTCTTGATAGAGAAGTTTTTATACAAGCTAAAGAATCTATAGAAGGAGAAATACATTCTTACAAAAAGTCTGTAATAACTCATCATGAGCAACTGTCTGATGAAGAATTTTTAGATGTTATTAAAAGAAAACAAGATTTATCAAATAAAGTAGGTCAACTTTTTATAGAAAATTTATTTGTTGATGAATTTGGTGATATATCTGTATCAGAGTTTGAATCATTATCTCGTGATAATCTTATAAAATTATTTGATGCATTATATGATAATAATTATAGTGGTATTCTTGATTTTTTTGAAGATAAAAAAAATATATCAGTACCTGAAGAAGATTTTAAAATATATTCTGAAGAATTTAGAAACATAGTTGAAAATGATTGAGTAACTATTAAGAAGTTGATCTGAAGTTCATCAAATGAAAATGATAAAGAAGAAGTTATATTATCTGGTATTAATGGTCTTTTATCAGATCCTAATTTTGGAAACTCAATTAATGATAAGTATGATAGATTTAATAAATATCTGTCAGATAATGAAAAATTTATTTCTAATCCATTATATGATTTTTTAAGAAATTATTTCTTATCTTTGAATTCTGGTCAAAAAGCTTTAACCATATTAGATATTCTTCAAAGAGAAAATACATCTTATAACGCTTCTTCAGGAGCATCTGATTATATATCGGATAATGTAAGAGAAAAAGATGTTAAACAAGCTATAGAGATGCTAGAGCTTTTAAAAGTTAACATTATGTCAGCCAGTCAATCAGAGTTTAATGGTGAAACTCTTGGATTTGTAAAAATGAGACAAAATTTTGCAAATAAGAATGGTTTGAAAGACGATGTTTTAAATTTAAATACTATATCTGCTGAGGAAGGATATACAATGATGAAAGACTTAGATAGAATTATTACTAAGTTAGAATTTTTATCAGGCTTAACAACATTTAATCAAAGAAGGCAAGACACTGAACAAAAAGAAATAGGAACAAAACTTGATAAAGTATTGTTAGATAATTGAGATTCAATTATAAAAAATGATATAGGTAGAGAGTTTATACCATTATCTGCTATTCATGAAGTTATGACTTCTCAAAAATCTGATAAACAAAAACTAGTTGAAATAGAAGATCTTATTTATGAGCATAATAAAAGTAATAAAGTTAATGCTTTAAAAGGAATAATTAGAAACTTTGAAAACGCACAGATAGGAGAAAGATCTAATATAACTAAAGATATGACAGCTGCGGATGTAGCTGAAATTGATTTAATTAATTATGTTGCAACTACTATAGCGATTAAGAGTTCTGACTACTTAAAGTACAGGTATAATACCCTAGCTAAAGAAACTAAAGCTCCTTTTTATATGCAGGAATTTGTTTCTAGAATGATTTATGCCAGTATTGTAAATCCTGAATTATTTTCTGCAATATTTGATGTTAAAAAAGATAAGTATAAGGATGATGTAAGTTTAATTACTATAGTTTTAGGTTCTGCAGGTTCAGGTAAAACTACTGCAATTTTAGGATCAGTTATAGATATGTTAAGACAGTCCAATACGAAATCTAATATATGGTTGAGTGCTCCTAGTGATGTCCAAACAGACAACTTGAGTAACGCTATACAGCGTGCTACAGGTACTGATGGACTTAAATATACTTCGTTTAATAAACAGAAACTATTTAATCAATTTGGTTCTTATGTCGCAGAGTTATATACTCAAATACAAGATTTATTAGAAAATGCTGATAATCTTAAAGAGTTTACAGCAGACGAAGCTGCAAAAAATCCTGAACAACTGGATTTAATTAGTATAGTAGATGGAGTATTACAAGCAAAGCTACCTGATGATTTAATTAACAATATAGATTTTTCATCTTTGCCTAATTTATTAGTAATTGATGAGGTAACTCACTTTAATAATGCTGAATTACAATTATTAAATGCTGTCTCAGCTGCTTCAAAAACAGCAGATAATACTAATTTTATGAAGATAGTAGCTATGGGAGATCAAAATCAATTAGGTTATACTATTAAATACAAAGAAGGATATTATAATTTTAATATAGAAGGAATTAATGCAACTTTTACTCCATTATTATTAACTACTCTTAGGTCAGCAAATGATCAAAAAAGAATTAATAATGATATTTTATTAAATCTATCTGACACAGCACAAGTTGTATCCAGAGGAAAGAAAACTGCTGATGCTATGAATACTGCAGTTAGGCATAAATTAAATGATGTAAATGTTGAAACAGGTCTAAAATATTATTTAGATAATGAAACTTTTAAAGGTGACTATATATTAGATAATTATAAAGATAAACATGTATTTGATGTAATTGCTAAAAATTATGCTAAAGATCCTACAATAAAAATAGGAGTTTTAGCTGAAAATGGTATTATAAATCCAGAGTTAGAAGAAACTTTAAAATCTGTTGGATTATCTTCTAGTAACATAATATTATTTGATCCTAAAACTATTCAAGGTAGTGAAGTAGATTATTTAATATTCGGAGTTAGTGATATATTTAAATATAATCGTTTAAAAGAAAATCTTAAAGCTTTATATACATATTCTTCAAGAAGTATATCTGGAAGTATTATAATAGATCCTGAGAACCAATTGTCTCAAATATTAAATGTAGCTAATGCTAAAAAATCAGAATATTATAGAGACTACGATCCTTTTACAGAAGCCTTAATTAACGCTCTAAAAGAAGAAAGAAGTGAAGAAATTAATAGTCTTCTTAATGGTGATTTAAAATTCAATGGAGAGATATTCAAATGATTATCTAATCTACTTTCTGAACCGACTAAAGACCTAGTTTATGGTGTAGAAGCAAAAGGAGATTTATATGTAGAAATACCTGAAGATGGAACAAAAGTTACTGAACTTCAAAAACAAGCTATAGGAAAAATAGATGCAAAAGATTTTAAACTTATGCTTCATTCTTTTTATAATAGTCCTAGTGCTAGGTTAGAATCAGAAAATGGAGTTCCTACTAAACTAACAGTAGACAGATCACTTCCTAATTTTGACTTAAATGGCTTAAGAAATGTATCTGATTCAGATGCATTAAAAACTATTATATCTGAATGAATTAATTTAAAATATAATATTCTACATAATAATAAAATAAGAACTACTAATTATAAAAATTACTTAAGTCATATATTTAATGATAATTTTAATAACCCTATTAGTAATTATTCTATTAAATATTTAGTTACTGCAAGAAGATATAATGATGAATTACATACAGCTTATGCTAAATTTGAGGGAGCTGAATTATCTGAAAAGAAATCCTTAGCTAATACTGATTTATTTCTAAATTTAACAGCTGAATTAACTATAAATGGCAAAGTACATTATATTACTTTAGCTACTTTCCCAAAACAAGAAACTTTATTTACAAAAGGTTTAAGTAATGTTGGAGGTGATGTTGAAGCTTTACGAAGTAGACTTACTATGTTTTACAGTAAACTAGAGTCTGATATTAATGTATTAGATACAGGGTTTTATAGTTTAGGAGAGATAAGTTTAGAAAATTTAAGACATATTACAGGAACAAGGATTGTATCAAAAGAAAAAGATGCTGACAAAAAAACTAAACATACTTTACTTGATATTAAAAATAGAATTCCAGGATTAGAGCATTCTATAATTAGATTATTTCCAGGTAATATAAATGATTTTACTAATTATATCAATAAGTATTCATTTGGATCTCCAAGAAGTCAAGAAGACATAAATAAGTTATTCTCAATTTTAAAGAATAAACCTCATATTGTCACTACTTTTGATGGAAATCTAAATGGCTCTACGACTGGCGATGCAGGGGCAAAAATTATGCCTATAAGTTCAGACAGTAGAAAGCTAAGCGTTATAATGTCCGAAGTACTTGATTTGAAAAAAGAATTAAAAGAAGAAGCTTCTGAGTTTTATAAAACCAATACAGATGCTGAAAGTGGAGATTATAAACCTAGCGATTTAATGAATGCTAAGTTTGAAACTATATTAAACGCTACCCAAGTTCTAGACATTTTAGTTACTTGAGGAAGAACTAATACAGAAGCAGATGGAAAGACTATGTCTATGTTAGATTTGTTTGTTAAACCTATAAAATTTTCAGACACTAATTCTCTTTATCAAAAAGATAAATCAATTTTAGATGTTTTAAATAATTTTAAAGAATCAGGTAGATCTGATGAAACAGGGAAGAAGTTACTAAGAGTTGTAGAAGAAATTCAAAATTTTATAAAAGATAATCCTGATGCAGATCACAAAACTATTAAATCAAGTGTTATATCTAAAGTAGGAAAATTAACTGGATGAAACTGAAATTTTTATAATTTATTTGCTTATTCAGATATTATTAATTCTTCATATAATAAAAGAATTATTCAATTAATTCAACAAGGAGTTATTTCGGATGATATTAATTTAGATGATTCTGGAGTTACTGAGTTAAAGAATAATATAAAACTTCTGTTTAAACCTATAAAAGACTATGATTTTTATTATTCTATACCTATACAATTAGATAAAGATTCAAAGATAATAGTTAATGAATTTATTAGTGGTAGTAAAGGTTTTTCTAAGGAACATTTCTCTGATAAGTTTTTTGTCAGAGCTACTCCAGAAGGTCCTAGAATTTTATTAGATTTTAATAAACTTATACAAGCAGACCCAATTCAATTAGAAGATAACAAATCTGAACCAGACCCAGAAATTAATAAGGAAGTTCAGCCTACTGAAGATTCTTCTAAACCAATACCTAATAATAGTGGGGTAATACAAGAAGATTTTCCAGATATAACTAAATTAAAGTTCACTAGTGGAAGAGGAGGAGATATAACTCCTTTTAAGAATTTTAATATTATAAAAGATGGTCTTATAGAACTTGCAACTGAAGAAGGACATGACGAAGTTGTACAAGATATGAAAACTGCTATTGATAGATTTATAGAAGTATTAAAAACAAAACAGTCTGAAATGGGGATACCAAAAACTCCTCTAGAAGCAGCTGAAGACTTTCTTAATGATCTAGGTAATAGCGCCGAACCTAATGCTTTTGATATACTAAAAAATTATGCTGGAGGATTCCAGAATATATTAAAACATAAAGGCACTCCTAAAGGAGATAAATATAATCAGCTTTTAAAAGGTCCTTTAACGGAAATGATAGAAGCTTTTAATAGATGTAAATAATAACATATAAAAAAAATTTAAATGAATAATTGCAGTGTAGACCTTCAACGAAGAATAATCACAGCTATGGAAGAAGCTGTTTTTACTCTACCAGGACAGCCAACTGTAGCTGATGTAGAAGAATATATAGGATTAAAAATTAGTAAGAAATTTACTTTTAAATCGGTAAGAGATAATATTCCTATACGTACAGCATTTAAAGAAATTTTTGGAGATGTAGACCTATCCGATTCGGGTGGGTCTGCACTTCATTATTCTAACATAATAAAAAATGTTAGATCTTATTCTATAGATGATCTTTTTCATGGATTACCAGCGGCAAAAGTTGAATTTGAAGGGTATTCCACAAGACTCCTTGTAGGAGAAGGTATTTTAGGTAAAAATAATAAAAGTAGTTATGCTTTTTCAGACAATGATTTAAATAATAATTTTAAAGATTTAAAAAATAATCTATTTGAAAAAATACAGAAGTTTTTAATTAAAAAGAATAAGTATAGAGGAAAAATATCCCCATTATTTGATAAAGACGGAGTAGTGGATTATAACCATTATGTAAATATTATGAATATATTAGATCAGTACTTTTTTAATAACTTAGAGATGCCAACTATAACATCTTATACAGGTAAAAAAGTTCCAGAACTATCATATAATTTTAATACTAATAGGGATATATTTGAAGCTTATTATGACATGATAGTCTTAACAAATTTTGACTCTGTTATTAACAGTAAATTTAGTAAGTACTTTAAAGTTAATATTAATAAGATGAACTTACTAGATATGAATACAGGAGATAATTTAAAGTATACTTTAGTATTTGATCCAACTACTTCTTTATATTGGAGTAAGGAGGACCATGAATCAGATAGTTCAGAGGGAAGGACAGACTGGTTTACAAAAAATTTAATTACTTTAATTCCACAATATAATAGACAAGGGGAAAAGACTCCTAATTATATGGAAGTTAATGACTTTTATCTTCTCGCTGCTAAATTTGCAGAATTTGAATTATTAGAAGGTAATAGGTTAAAGAATAATAAAAATAATGAATACGGCTTTGATTATTTTAATAATAATTCTGTAGAAAGATTCCAATGATATTTAGAAAATATTAAAAAATCTGTAAATAAAGAAATTGGATCTTTGCCTTCTTTAGCTACATATTTTGGAGATGTTTATGATAAGGTTTTATCTATTGATAAATTTATAAATGAATCTGAATATAATATAGCTGAAAAAGAACGTAATTCAGGGAATTCTTTAATAACTTTTATGACACAAGTTATTAATAATAATTTTGGGTCTTCTTATTCTATATATAACACAGATGGTACATACACTACACAAGAGATGTATCAACAGGATTTTAATTCTATAAGAGTGCAAAGTTCATTATTTTCTGCAATGAAAATAAATTATATGGATAAATCTTTTTACGATTTAACAAATGCTAAAGAGTTAAAAAGATTTAACGATCTTTTCCCTAGTAATTTAGAAAATATTTCAAATATGGTCGAAGCTATTGAATCTAAAGCTGTAGACTATATAAAAATTAATAAATATATAAAAGATAAAACTGGTATACCTATGACTAGAAATTCATTAATAACCACTATTAAGGATATGTCTATGAATATATATGATGGTAATCCAGTTACTGGGTATAATTTTAGATTGGACTTAGAAAAATTAATCACTTATGGATTAAATAAAGACTTTAATTCAGATACCTTTAAAGAATCTGTAGAACAATCTTCGGGACGAAATGTTAACTTTGACTCAACTATAAAAGATGTTATACCTGAAAGTATTAAACAGCCTTTATTTATAGCTCTAAAAAATGCTTATTTAGAAAATTTTACTGTTAAAGCTGTAATGAATGTTAATACTTCTAAAGACACTACTTTACCTACATTTAAAGTAGGAAATTTAACTTATAAAGATACTGAATTATTTGAACTAAGAAGACAGTATGAACGTGATACTAGTGGGCTATTATTTAATAGTTTGCTTATTAGAGACGATCCTGCTGTTGTAGGAACTTCTACTAAATTAGAAGTTGTAGGAGCTAAACGTTCTAAAATGTATGATGAATTAACTCCTATAGAACAATTTACATCAGATTTTAAATATGACTTTATTACAAATGCAGTCAATAATAATAAATTTTCAGTTATCATAGGTAACTATTCTGATAAAAGTACTATTCTTGCAAAAGTTATTAATGGAGATTTTATCTTAAATAAAGAAGAAAGAAATGTTACTATTCTCAAGGAAGATATATATGATATATTAGAAGCTGTTAGAGTTCAAGGGTATTCTTTTTATGGCGATACTTTAACAACAGTTTTTAGTGATTATAAAGAAGTATTTGATGCGTTAGGAATTAAACATAAAATAAATCCTAATAATCTTGATATGTTAAATACTAATACTTCAGAAGTTAATAGAATACTTACTAATTTAACAACTAAAGAAAGAAGTCCTATTATTGAGTTAAATAGTAGATTGTCTAAAATGCTAGTAGGTTCAAGACCTAAAGTTACTTTAACAGAAGAGCTACATTATTCTAAATATGCAGACGGTACATTTTTAAATAATTTTCTTATTGATAATTTTACTATATTTAAAGATTCTAGTGAAGATGGATTATTTCATAATGATTTTGTTAAACAGAATGAAAGAAAATTTTTAGAAAAGTTTTCCAATAATGTAGGAAACAGTAAAGTAGATTTAGGGTTAGATACTAGAAAAATAGATAAAGTTTTAACTACATTTAATCTTACTAGTGAAGATTTTAAGGATTCAAGTAATAAAATAGATTATAATAGTGTAACTTTATCAGAGGATAAATTAAATCCTTTAATTAAAAAATGAATGTGGACAAATGCTCTTTTTAGAAATGAATATTTATTTATTTCTACTAAAGGAGAGTATATGCATCCTCATAAACAACGAAAACTCAATTCTAGGTTTGGAAAAACTATAGATACTGATTATAAAAATTCATATTTTTCTGAAATGTCTGGAAGATTATCTTCTATGGCAAAGAGAAATGTAACTAACACAGCTTCTGTAGAACTACCTGTAAGACATTCAAAAGGAGGTATTCCAGATGATATTAATTTAGCAGCTATAGAAGATTTTAAATCTAATATTTATACTACTTCAGGATATTCTAAAAAAGGACAAGATGCCCACGATGGTTCTTCTTTTTTAGATTATACATATAGTAAAATGCTTGATGAGTCTTTTCCTGGGAAAGGATATTTTGGAACAAAGAAACAGTTCGGTACTTTAATTACTCCCAATGGAGTTACAATTAAAAAAGATGCTGAATCTGTAATAACTAACAATAAAATTAGAACTTCTGGAGAGATATCTTTTTTAAATAAAAAGAAGCAAATGTTAGGAATACCTATTGGGAACGTAGCATTAGAATATTCTTCAGGATCTTTAGCAGAGTATTATATTATAAAAAACGGACAAAGACAAAAGGTTAATAGTATTAAAATTTTTAACAAAGAAGATAAAAACTTTGTAACTTTAAATTACTCTCCAAGAATAAAGTCTTCTGATGGAACTTTTACTTATGGAAAAGCAGTTGATTTAGCTCCTGTGGAAGTAGATTCTTTATTTGATATATGACAGGCTATAGGAGCAGAATTTTCAGTAGATGCTGATGGAAACTTCAATGAAGAGTCAAATGAAAAGCTTTATGATATTATAATAAATACAAATGAGGGCATTTTAAAAAATAAAATGATCCATGTTTTATCAAATCATACTGCATTAAAAGCAGGAGCTGCAGGATTAAATGGAAGACATTTATGAACTGAAGAAGGTTCTTTCTTATATTCTACTTATAAAAGTAGATTTATGGGTCCTCAGTTAGATGCTTCTCATGAAGCAGATGATTCTGAAATTAAAGAAGTTTCTCAAGTAATTTCTGCTTTATCTCAAGGAGGATTTACATCTGATTTAGCTAATGAAGTTTATTCAGATATTGCTAGAATTATTAAGCAGTCTATGGATAAATATGTTAAATTATTAAAACCTGGAAAAGAAGATAGAGAAAAATTATACAGGATATTAAGTAATAAATTTATTTCTAGTATAAGGAGATCTGATAGAGAAGAAGTTACTAAAGCTATTATTGATTCTTTATTGGCAAATAATGTAAGAATACCTTTTAGTAATCAAAATTTTTATAATTTATTTGTTAGAGAAATTGTTACTACTTTAAATAATGAGTTTATTTCTAGACACTATTCTGGTATGGGAGGTGTTCTTATTCCTTCTCATGGAATATTTCAAGTATATGATGTTTATCAACCTGAAATTGTTTCTGAAAGTGGAGAAATTATTGAGCCAGCAAAATGGGTAGTAAAAACTAAAGAAGATTTATATAAAGAAGCTTTAGACAGATACTCTTTTGAAGGTGGAGATCCTTTATCTAATGACCAGATAGTAAATAATTATATAAATGAAGTATTGCCAGATTATTCAACTACTGTTGATAAGATTGAGTTAGGGGATACAGTTAGATTATATGGACAAATAGAAACATTAGATACAGCTGAAAAATATTATAATTTTAAAAATAGATTTAAGAGTAATCCTAGTATTAGAGCATTTAAAGTTGTAAGTAAGGCTAGAGATTTAAAACCAACTCTTCATACATTTTCTCAGAATGTTACATTGAAGGATGTTAATAATGAGCCTTATACTTGAGAATTAACAAAAAATACATTCGATTTACAGCCTTTACAGTTATTATATAAATTTAGTTTAAACATTTTAAGTGAAGAAGAAACAGCAATAATAAATAACTTAAATAGCTATCTTGATTCTAAAGGTAATCCTGCTGATGCTGAAACATTTTTAAGGGCATGGTTACAGAGAGACTTAGAATTACTAGAACATGATATAGTAATGAGAGATATAAGTTTGGATGAATCCTTTGCTGACTTTTTTAAGAATGATGATGTTCTTAGGGATGTTATATCAGATGTGATAGATTCTTACAAATCTGGTAATATGTCTGTTCCTATTTATAATCTTTCTTTTAGTGCAGCTGAAATATCAATGGGAGATATTTATAAAACTAAATTTGGCAAAGAAGATTCAACTTCTATGGCATATATAAAAAGTAAAGGTTATGAATATTTTGCAGATAGATTAAATAGCTTATATGATACTACTGATGAAACAGAAGCTGATATAAAAATTATAACTGATGATATTAGTACGCCAATTTATATTAAATTTGTAAATTCAATTAGTGGAGGTAATGAAGTTAATTTACGACTTGACCCTGATGTTGATTATGATTTAGTAGCAAGATACGATGAACTAGGAAATCGTTTATACACTATTCCAGATCCAAATAATACTAGAATAAAAAGTGTTGGAGAAAAGGAAATAATAGAAATTAAAATAGGTAATTTAAAGAAAGACCAGACTATTCTAAGTAAAGATGTGTCAGCAATTCAGAAAAATTTAAAATCTCTAATTAATTCCTTTAGCAATGTTAAAGCTATTATTCCTTTAGGAAAAGGAGTTCTTGATACTGTTTATAACGAAGAAGCAAAAGTTACAACTGAAGAAGATGGTAGTAAAAAAACAGAAAAAACAATAACTTCAGTAAATGTTGAAAATATAGTAAGTAATGCATTTTCAGATTATACTGGTATTCCATTATCAACGATTAAAACTGATAATAAAAACTGGTTTAAAGATAATAAAAAACTTATTTTAAATAGAATTGCAAAAACTACTTATGCATCTTGAGAAAAGTCTCACGATGTTGTAGCTTCTCGTATACCGTCACAGTCTATGCAGTCATTTATGCCTATGAAAAACATAGCATATATGCCAGGTGGAACTAATGATGTGTATGTAAGTATTCATCAAATATTTTTACAAGGTTCTGACTTTGATATTGACAAAGCTTATATACTAGGAAATGGATATTCTAACAGAGGTAAAATTGACTTATGAACAAATTTAAGTAATTATTCAAATACAGACCAATTAACTTCTCTAATGAATTTACCAGTACCTAATCAAACTACTTTAACAATATCTAATGCTATAGAGACAGGACAAATAATAGATTCTGAGCTTGTAAGATTATATAATTCAATAAGTCAGAGTGTTGAAGGTAAAGACATTTCTTATGAACTTCCAGCTGAAACAATATCTTTTATTAATTTATTTATGAGAAGAATAGATAAAATTAGTAAAAATAAAACACATAATTTATATCTTCCAACAGAAAATGTAAATATGTCTTTTGAAACTTTAACTAATTTAATTAATGGACATAATAGCTATGAAGATTATTTAAATAAAAACCATGCTGTTAAAAATTCAGTGGTACATAATATTAGTAAAATAATATCTTCTCCTAGTAATCAAATACATGCTAACACTCCTGTAACTGTTGATAATTTACATAACGCTGCTAATAAAGCTTCTGCTAAATATGCTGAATATTTAGGTAGAAAAACTGGAGATAATGACCTTTCATCTTATGATATGATGTCTTATTATCAACAACAATTTAATGCTTCAGTAGGTAAAGATGACGTGGGAATTGCAGCTAACGGATTAAAAGGACTATTTGCTTTAACTTCTTATTATAATAATTATTTTAAAAATAAAATTCCTACTAAAGGAGCTGGAAACATTAAACCAGAAGTATCAGAATTGTTTGAATCTAATCCTGAATTAGCTAATGAGGTGTATGAAGCTAGTGTGGGCAATATTAAAATGTCATACTCTAAAGAATATGAAGAGTTTTTTGATAAATTTAAAAATGATAAAAATACTCATATATTAAGTCTTGACTATATTTTAAATAAAGAAACAGATGAAATTACTAGAAAATTAATAGAAGCTTTAAAGCCCTACCAAAATAAAAAATCTAAAATATACTATCAAGATAATTATGATTTTAAAGAGGGAGATTTATTTTATGAATATGCTGCAACTGGCGACCTTAATGGTAATTTATTTGTATTTAATAAGGATGCATTAAATTCTGACATTATCCTGCATGAGTTGATGCATGATTTTTTGGCTGATGAAATAGATTATGGTAAAAACAATATTTTATTAAAGGAGTTGAATAGAATATTTGATATAGCAAGGCTAGATTCATCATTAGTAAAAGAATATCCATATAGCTTTACTGATTTACATGAATTTTTATCTGAGGCTTTTGGAAATAAAGATTTTAGGTTAAAGCTAAGTACTATAGAAGATAATATAGCACCAAAAAAATCTAACATATTTGAGTCAGTATTAAATTCTATCAGGCGTTTAGTAAAAAGTAAACTTAATATAGAAATATCAAATTCATTACTAGGTAGTATTTTTAATTCAGTAGAAAATACTATAACTCACAAAAACAACTATACTAATCAACAAAAAGCAACTGCGCAACAATTATATTCTGAATATCTTGATACTACTGGTAAACAAGATATAGAAGGGTTTAGAGAGTTTGTAGAAAACGAAGGATCAACTAAAAGAGGAATAGATTTAAATAAGTTAAGAACTAGTAATAAAACATTTAAAAAATCGTATGATTTTATAGATGATTTTGGAAATGAAATACATATTTCAATAGGAAGTATATCTGATATAGTTATAAGCAGAGCACAAGAATCGGCTTTAAAAGATATTTTAGGTCCAGAGTATAGTAAAACATTAAACAACGCTGCAGTACTAATGAGTTCTTTTACTTCTGCTGCAACAGATAATGCTAAAGAGCTTATTATGGCTAAAATTAATGCTTCTACTAAACTTGCTTCTATGCACGCTTAT